CAGGTCTTCACCTACACCGAGCTGATCACCGACACCGGCATCGAGGAATTCGTCAACGACGAATTGATCGACATGCGGCCGAACCCGCTCGGCATCATCCCCATCGTGCAGATCGTCAACCTGCCGATGAGCGGATCTCCCTGGGGCCTGTCGGATCTCAACGACCTGACGACGCTGAACCGGGAGTACAACGAGAAGGCCACCGACATCTCCGACATCATCAACTACCACGCTGCGCCGGTCACGGTGATCACCGGAGCCAAGGCGAGCCAGCTGGAGAAGGGCCCGAAGAAGGTCTGGGGAGGGTTGCCGAAAGAGGCGAACGTTTTCAACCTGGAGCTGGGGGCCAACCTGGCCGGGCCCATGGAGTACCTCAACCTCCTCAAGCGAACCATGCACGAGATGAGCGGGGTGCCCGAGGCGGCGCTGGGCCAGCTGGTGCCGATCTCGAACACCTCGGGTGTGGCGCTTGCCATCCAGTACCAGTCGATGATGCAGAAGTACCAGCTCAAGAAGATCCAGTACGGCGCCGGCTTCGTGAAGGTCAACGAATTGGCGATGCTGACGTTGGCACTCAAGGAGCCGGGCGCCCTGATGTGGGACCCGACGCAGGACGAGGAGCTGAAAGAGGGCCAGTACGACGTCCTCGATCCGGCCGACCCGCTCATCTACCAGAGCACCTGCCACTGGCCCTCGCCGCTGCCGGCCGACGTGCTGATCGCCCTCAACGAGATCCAGCTCAAGATGGGCCTCGGGCTGGAGTCCAAGCGGGGCGCCCTGCGCGACCTCGGCTTTGATTTCCCCGACGAGAAGATGGCCGAGATATTCCAGGAGCTTGTGGACGACGCCATCGAGCAAGGCGCTCTCGACCTCCTCAAGACTCAGATCGCTGCCATGGTCATGGAGGCCACCGGCATGATGCCGATGGCCCCAGAGGGCGAAGGAGGGGGTCCTGCCGTCAATTCGGCGGGAGGCCCGGATCAGACCTCGGCGGGCCAGCCTGGCGCCGGCACTGGAACCGGCGGGGTGCCTGGTGGGATGCCCGGCGGTGGCATGGCCGGAGCGCCGGCCGGCCCCGAGGCCCAGAAGCTCCTCACCGAGCTGATCACCAAGGCGTACGGTACCAAGCTGGCCCAACGGCGCAGCCCGGAATCAGACCAGGGAGATTGACATGGCAAAGCATCCTGCGTGGACGTGTCAGCAGGGCGGATATGACAGCGTCAGCGAGGCCGCTGTCGACGCTTCAGGAGCCACGAATTACCCCTCGGTCCAGGCCGTGGGCGCCGGCCTGGTGACGGTCAACGGCAAATTCACGGCCGTGACCGGGCTGGGTGTGGGGAATTCCGTTGCAGCCACGACGCCCGGCACCGTGGTCAAGAAGGTGGAGATCTTCAACGCCGCCGGGGCGAGCCTGGGCTTCATCCCGGTCTACGACGCCATCACGTAATACGGCGTCCGCAGCACCACTCGGAAAACCGACAAGGAGAACCACATGGCGATCAAGCCTGATGACCTGAACCCGCCCCCGCCGCCTGCTGCCGATCCGCCGGCCGGGCTCCCTGTCGAGGGTGGGCTGGTGCAACCGGACCCGCCGGCCCCGGCGGGGAACGGGTTGACCGTCCCTACCGAGGGCATCGTGACAGGCAAAACCTTCACCGCCGAGGACATCGAGCGGGCCCGGCGGGAGGAGAAGGACAAGCTCTACGGCGAGATCGGTGGGCTCAAGGAGGAGCTGAAGGCCATCAAGACCGAGCGCCAGAAGGCCAACGAGGCATTCGAGGCGGCGGCCAAGGCCGAGGCCGACAAGGCAGCGGCGGCCGAGGCAGCGGCCAAGAAGAAGGCCGAGGAGGAGATGGGGCTCAAGGAGCTGCTCGACCAGAAGCAGCAGGAGTGGGAGAACCGCTTCGCCTCCATCGAGTCCGAGCGGGCCATGGAGCGGGAGCTGCTGGCCAAGGAGCGCCGCTTTACCGAGCTGTCGCAGTACCGCATGGCTCGCATTGAGGCCGAGGCCGACTCGATCATGCCCGAGCTGAGGGACTTCGTGGCCGTGGGCCCGGACGAGGCCACCATCGACGCCAGCATCGCCAACGTCCAGCAGCGCACGGCCGCCATCCTCCAGCAGCTCACGGCCGCCCAGCAGGCGGCGCGCATGGGCCAGCGGGGGACGACGGTGACGGCGCCACCGGTCGGGGCCCTGGAGTCGGCCCAGGAATTCCAGAACCTCACCCCCGACGATCTCAAGAACATGGACTTCGCCACCTACGCCAAGAACCGCGATCGGCTGCTCGGGGCGGTTTCCCAGCAGGTCCGGCAGCAGGGCCTGTACGGACGCTAGGATCATTTTTTCAGCAGTGCCCGGTGATTTACTCGTGCTCTCCCTCGTGCTCTTCATTCGTCGGAATATTCGGTGCTCCAACAGGGGATTCGTAATTCCACCTGTGGCTCAGCCACCAAATCCGATAGGAGGGGGAGAGTGGCCTCCGGTATCACCGGCACTACCTCTGTCGCCACGTCAGGGACCTCGTACCCCGGTACGAACGTCGCCCTGACCCAGGCGATCCAGACCATCTGGAGCAAGGAGATCTTGTTCCAGGCCATGCCTATCCTGCGCTTCGAGCAGTTCGCTGTGAAGAAGACCGAACTCGGGGTCATGCCTGGGCTCACAGTGAACTTCATGAGGTACGACAATCTTGGTCAGGCGGGTCCGTTGGTCGAAGGCGTGCGGATGGAAACCCGCGCCCTGTCGGCCAGCCAATTCCCGATCACCGTCTCCGAGCAGGGTTACGGCGTTGCCGTCACCGAGCTGCTCCTGAACGCTTCCTTCGATGACGTCATGGCGAGTGCGTCACGGCTGCTGGGCCGCAACATGGCCCTGTACCTCGACCAGAGCGCTCGTGACACCATCCTCGGGGCGCCCAGCGTCCTGTACGGCTACTACCGGGACCCGGCCGGTGCGATCACCAGCCTGAGCCCGTACGACCTCGGGACCGTGGGTCCCAGCCGGGTCGGCATGACCGGCGCCTACTACCTGAGCATGGCGGCCATCAAGGACGCCGTCGAGACGCTGTCGACCAAGAACGTGCCGCGGCTCGGTGAGACGTACGTCTGCTTCGTCCACCCGCACCAGTCGCGTCGCCTCCGGGACAACCCCGAGTTCATCGAGGTCACGAAGTACGCCGCTCCCGGCAACTTCATGCTCGGTGAGATCGGCCGGCTGTTCGACGTCGTCTTCATCGAGACGACCCAGGTCCGCTGGGTCGCCAACGGTGCAGGCACCGGCTACACCACCGACACCACGGTGGCCGGCGTCACGACCGGCAACGGCAACAAGGACCGCTACGACGCTCTGATGATCGGTGACAACGCCTTCGGGCACGCCATCTCCCTGCCGGTGGAACTGCGCGACGGCGGCATTCTCGACTTCGGCCGGGAACACGCATTGGCGTGGTACAGCATTTGGGGATTCGGCAGGATCACCGACAACAGCATCGTGCGGATCGAGACGAACTAGCGGGAGGGACAGGCTCTCCCGCTCTATGGGCCCACGAGGAGAACTACATGGCGCAGCAGCAAATCAAGCCGTCCGATTTCACCGGGCGGGAGCGGGCGCGGTTGGCCAAGGAGCACGCCGAGGCCATCGCAGCTCGGGAGCACGAGCTGGGCATGACGCAGGCGGCGGCCGGCGAACTGTCCGATGAGGTGGTCGACTTCGTGAAGGAGGGAGCGGCCACCGAGACGGCGGAAGACGGCACCGTGACCTACGTCGAGGCGCCGGCCAAGACGGTCCGGGTCAATAGCGACATCGACATGACCTACGGGATCGGCAACAACTACACGTTCAAGGAGGGACAGCTCTACCGGGTGCCAGCGCTGCTGGCCGACCATCTGGACGAGCTGGGCTACATCTGGCACTGAGAGAGGCCCACCCATGGCAGACGGCCGCGTCGTACTCAATCCCGGCGCCGCCGGGGCGGCTATGGATGAGGAGGCGGTCGATTACGGGGGTGGGGACACCCGCTTCCGTTCTCGCGTCGTCCTGGGCGGGGACACCCCGGACGCTCTGATCCTGCCCACCAACGGCGCCCCCGACCCGGCCGCCTACGGCCTGCCGATCCGGGCCATCCCCCAGGCGGCGGAATGGAGCGTGGTGGGCGAGGCCAACGGCGAAGGGCTCGTGCTCACCAAGGTGGGCGAAGCCGGGATGCGCCACTACGTCAGCGGCTTCTTCTTGGCCTACAACTCCCTGGTGACCGGCGCCGGCATGGTGATCGAGTCCCCCTCCGGTACTCCGGTCTTCGAGACCTTCGTTCACAGCCAGCGGGACGTGGACTTCTCCAAGGCCACCCGCTGCCCGGTCGGAGCTGATGTCATCCTGCGGCTCGATGCCGGGGGGAGCAACGTGTCGGCCCGGGGCACGATCCAGGGGTACACCCGGTGACGAACGTTCGGGCCTACCGCCCCGAGGACGAGGCGCCCCAGATAGTCGATAACAACTCCCGGTATTCCCCCATGGGGGCGAACGAGGAATTTATCGGGGAGTGGGACGACAACGTCTACGCCGCTTCGCTGAGCTTCTTCGTCAAGACCGATGCACCAGGGACGCTCTACCTGGAGAGTTCGGCGCTGGGAGAGGTGACCGACCGGTCGCTCCCCATCCCCGTTTTCGCCAATCTGGACTTCTTCGCCGCCTTCGGAGGCCGGGCGGGGTACGGCAGGGTCCGTTACGTGAATGGGCCGACGCCGTCCACCTACATGGTGCTCCAGGCCATCCGCCGCCCCTACACCGTCAACGCCTCCATGGTGCCGCTCTACGCCCCGATCCCGAGCTATGGCATCGGCCAGGTGACCAGGGCGGTGGTGGCAGCGCAGGACAATGACGGCTTTTCCCGGGTGGTGGGACGGGACCCTGACGGG